CGTTCAGGATTTTCATTCATGGCGTCTGGGGAGACCGTTAATATGGCCACAATATCAACGGATTCACGGTTTGGGATATTGTCCAAATCTGGTGCCGACGCTAAGAAAATGTTCACAGATAAAGTTGTACCCATCTCTATTAACTACCCGTTCTTTTTCAAACCAATACAAGACGGAATGGATCGCCCAAAAACGGAACTCGCCTATAGGGTACCCGCGTCAAGGCTCACCAGACGTAAACTTAACGAAGGTGAAACCGAACAGGAACTAGAAGGATTAGATACAACTATTGACTGGAAAAATACAGGAGACAACTCCTATGATGGTGAAAAATTAAAACTATTAGTACACGATGAAAGTGGAAAATGGGAAAGACCAGATAATATATTAAACAACTGGCGAGTTACAAAGACTTGTTTAAGGTTGGGTAGTAGGATCGTTGGTAAATGCATGATGGGCTCAACTTCTAACGCTTTAGAAAAAGGTGGTGGAAACTTTAAAAAACTTTACTATGCTTCAAATGTCGAAAAAAGAAACCGCAACGGACAGACTAGTTCGGGATTATATAGTTTGTTCATTCCTATGGAGTGGAACTACGAAGGATTCATTGATGCTTATGGATTACCTGTATTCGACAACCCCAAAAAAGAAACTAAAGACCCTAGCGGCGAAATAATAACTAATGGAGTTATAGAGCACTGGCAAAATGAGGTAGAAGGTTTAAAGAGTGATCAAGACGGTTTAAACGAATACTACCGCCAATTCCCTCGAACAGAAGAACACGCTTTTAGAGATGAAGCTAAAGAGTCCTTATTTAACTTAACAAAAATATACGAACAAATAGATTACAATGCTGATTTACACAATACAGCTACTATTACAACTGGTAGTTTTATGTGGGAAAATGGAATTAAAGATAGTAGAGTTTTATTCTACCCAAACAAAGATGGAAGATTTAAAATATCTTGGGTTCCACCTGTTGATCTGCAAAATAGAGTAATAATAAAGAACGGTGTTAAATACGCGGGCAATGAGCACTGCGGAGCGTTTGGTTGTGATAGTTATGATATATCAGGTACTGTTGATAAGAGAGGTTCTAACGGATCTTTACACGGGTTGACTAAGTTTTCAATGGAAAACGTACCACCAAACTTGTTTTTCCTAGAATACATAGCTAGACCTCAAACAGCTGAAATATTCTTTGAAGATGTGTTAATGGCTTGTATTTTTTATGGCATGCCAATACTAGCGGAAAATAATAAGCCCAGGTTGTTATATCATTTTAAAAGAAGAGGTTATAGAGGTTTTTCAATGAATAGACCAGATAAGATATACAACAAATTATCTATCACAGAAAGAGAAATAGGTGGAGTGCCAAACTCCAGTGAAGACATGAAGCAAGCTCACGCAGCCGCTATTGAAACATATGTAGAGGAAAACGTTGGTAATACGCCTAACGGTTATGGTAATATGTATTTTCAAAGAACACTAGAAGACTGGGCTAAGTTTAACATAAATAATAGAACAAAGCATGATGCTTCTATTAGCTCTGGTTTAGCTATAATGGCTTGTAACAAAAATAGATACACTCCTGTGGCTAAAAAAGAATATAAGAAAATAAATTTAGGTATAAAACGATACGATAACAAAGGTACATCGTCAAAAATTATAAGATAAATGAAAGTATACACCAATACTAATAGCTCTTTCCCTAGCCAAGTAGCTAGTGATGAAGTTAAAGCAAGCTTAGATTACGGGATTCAAGTCGCTAGAGCTATCGAGGGAGAGTGGTTTCAAGAAGGTCGTTCTGGCAACAGGTACGCTCAGAGCTACAGCAACTATCACCAACTTAGATTATACGCTAGAGGTGAACAATCAATAGCTAAGTATAAAGACGAGTTATCGATAAATGGAGATTTATCTTATTTAAATTTAGACTGGAAACCCGTACCAGTTATACCTAAGTTCGTAGACATTGTTGTTAATGGAATGTCTAATAAGTCCTACGATATTCAAACAGTAGCTCAAGATCCTTTTTCTATAGAGCAAAAATCAAAATATGCTAAAGCTGTTTCTAGAGATGTAAACATGAGACAGACGCTGGAGAACTTTAAGACTGATCTTGGTTTAGATTTATATAACGTCTCTAACCCTAGCGATTTACCAGCTAGTCAGGAAGAACTAGATCTTTACATGCAAATGAGCTATAAACAAACTGTTGAAATAGCAGAGGAAGAGCTTATAGATAATACATTAGCTTATAACAGATACGAGGAAACTAAGAGGAGATTAGCTTATGACTTAACTGTTTTAGGAATATGTGCTACTAAAACAAACTTCAATAGAGCGGAAGGGATAAAGATAGAGTATGTAGACCCTGCTTATATGGTGTACTCATACACTGAAGACCCGAACTTTGAAGATATTTATTACGTTGGAGAAGTTAAGTCTATAACTATAGCTGAACTAAAGAAGCAGTTCCCAGATATATCTAAAGAAGAACTTGAGGCTATACAGAAAATGCCTGGTAATTCACAATATATAACAGGTTGGGGTAATTACGACTCTAACACTGTACAGGTAATGTACTTTGAATACAAGACATATCGAGATCAAGTATTTAAAATTAAAAGAACAGAAACTGGTTTAGAAAAAGCTATTGAAAAAACAAGTGACTTTAACCCTCCAAGTAACGATAACTTTGAACGAGTTTCAAGAACTATAGAGGTTTTGTATACAGGAGCTAAAGTACTAGGTAACAATCATATGCTAGAATGGAAACTAGCAGAGAACATGACAAGGCCAACAGCTGATTCAACCAAGGTAGAAATGAATTACTGTATCTCAGCACCTAGAATGTATAAAGGTAGAATTGAGTCTATCGTAAGCAGAATAACTGGCTTTGCTGATATGATTCAGCTAACCCATTTAAAGCTTCAACAAGTTATGTCTAGAATAGTGCCTGATGGTGTATTTTTAGATATGGACGGGCTAGCTGAGGTTGACTTGGGTAACGGTACAAACTACAATCCAGCAGAGGCTTTGAATATGTATTTCCAAACTGGTAGTGTTGTAGGTAGATCACTTACACAAGACGGAGGTATTAATGCTGGTAAAGTTCCAGTACAGGAGTTATCTTCTTCGTCTGGTCAAGGAAAAATACAGAGTTTAATTGGTACTTACGAGTATTACTTGAAAATGATTAGAGATGTAACTGGATTAAATGAAGCTAGAGATGGTTCTATGCCCGATAAAGATTCTTTACTAGGATTGCAGAAGCTAGCCGCTAACGCGTCTAACACAGCTACTAAGCACATATTAAACTCTTTGTTGTATGTTAGTCTTAGAATCTGTGAAAACGTTAGTTTAAAAGCTGCTGACGTTATAAAAAACCCTCTACTTAGAAATTCTTTAGCTAACTCCATAAGCACTTTTAACACTAATACTCTTCAAGAGCTTATAAACTTACAACTCCATGACTTTGGTATACATCTACAGTTAGAGCCTGAAGAAGAGGATATTGCTAAGTTAGAACAGAATGTTCAAATGGCATTGCAGACACAAGCTATATCATTGTCAGATGCTATTGATATCAGGGAAATAAAAAACACAAAATTAGCTAATAAGTACATAAAACTTAGACAGCAACAAAAATCACAGAGAGAGCAAGAGCAAGCTCAGGCAAATATACAAGCCCAAGCTCAAGCAAACGCGCAAGCAAGTGAAGCAGCTGCTATGGCTGAAGTTCAAAAACAACAAGCTTTAACTCAAGAGAAAGTTAGTATAGAGCAAGCTAAGTCTCAGTTCGAGATACAGCGAATGCAAACAGAGGCTCAAATAAAAAGAGAGTTAATGGCTGAAGAGTTTAATTACCAATTGCAACTAGCAAAAGCTAGAGCAGATGTAGAAAAAAATAAAGAGTCTGAGATTGAAAATCGCAAAGACGAAAGAACTAGAATACAAGCTACTCAACAGTCTGAACTTATAGCTCAGAGACAAAACGACGAGCTACCTAAAAACTTTGAATCTGCCGGGTTTGACAACCTTGGTGGTTTTGGACTAGAACAGTTCAACCCTAAGTAGGAACAAATTTTAACTATTTAATTATATTATATTATGTCACAAGAAAAACAAGAGGGAGAGTTCTCCTTAAAAGGTAAGAAAACTAAACCTAAGAATTTAGGTAAAACACAAGATGGACCTATAAAAGTAGATCTATCTAAAAGCGACAAAGAGCCGGAAGTTACTAGAGTAGTAATTGACACTGAAGACAATCAAGTTGAAGAAGTTGTTAAAAAGGTTGTTGAAGAAGAAATCGAACAAGAACAAGAGGTTGTTCAAGAAGACACGCCTATTATACAAGAGGTTACTGATGAAACCGTACAAGATGAGGTTGAGGTTTTAGAAGAGCAGTTAGAGCAGGCTGTAGTCGAGCAGAGCGCTGGAATTGATTTACCAGAAAACATTGAGAAGTTAGTTTCTTTTATGAAAGAGACTGGCGGTACGATTAACGACTACGTTAGATTAAATGCTGACTATTCTAATATCGACAACAATACGTTACTAAAAGAATACTATAAAAAAACAAAGCCTTACTTAGATAGTGAGGACGTAAGTCTACTACTTGAAGATTTTTCATACGATGAAGATCTAGACGAGGAGAGAGACATCCGCAAGAAAAAACTTGCGTTTAAAGAAGAAGTTGCAAAAGCCAAGAACTTTCTAGAGCAAACAAAGAGTAAATACTACGACGAGATCAAGTTGAGACCGGGCGTAACTCAAGAGCAAAAGAAAGCTACTGACTTTTTCAATAGATATAACGAAGAGCAAGGTAGAGCCGAGCAACAACATGAAGCTTTCAAGAGCCAAACTAAAAAATTATTCTCACAAGATTTCAAAGGTTTTG